GAATATAAGTTATAATGAATTATTAGAAATATATGAAAATACAACTGTAAATATTATAAAAGCAGATTCTAGTACTTATTTAAATGATGTTGATAATAATAGTTATGATATTATTTATATTGATGGTGATCATACATATAATGGTGTGAAAAAAGATTTAGAAGCTGCTTTTAAAGCTATAAAACATAATGGTTATATTATGGGTCATGATTATGAAATGAATATGAACAAAGCACATAGAGTATATGATTTTGGTATAAAACAAGCAGTAGATGATTTTTGTAATCAATATAAACAAGCAATATGTGCAAAAGGTATGGATGGATGTGTAAGTTTTTGTATTAAAGTATCAAAAATATAATAAGAATAATGAACCGGCAATTAGCAGATGCAGCATATGGCACACATATGGCACCTCTTCTAACAGCAGTTATGGCTACGCGTGGACCAGTATTTGAAATGGGTTGTGGTGATTATAGTACACCTCTTCTTCATGCAATTTGTAAAGCACAAGATCGCTTTTTACTTTCATCAGATACATCTCGTGATTGGATTTCTTTATTTCTAGATATGGAATCAGTATACCATAAATTTAAATATGTACCAGTATATAAAAATGATTGGGATGCAGATCCAAATCCATCAAAATGGGACGAATTAGGAAATGAAGTGGAACGTTGGGGTGTTGTATTTATTGACCATCGTCCTGGTGAACGGCGAGCAATTGATATTGTGCGCTTTGCAAATAAAGCAGATATAATTGTTGTTCATGATACTGAAACAGCTTCATATAATTATGAACCTGTTCTCAATACATTTAAATATAGATATAATTATAAAAGATATAATGTATATACTACACTTGTTAGTAATAATATAGATGTACAAACACTTTTTTAAGGCATTTGTCCTGGTGTTTCAATATAGCGTTTTTCAATTAATGATTTTTTAGCTGTCATACAGTAGCGTATATCAGATGCAAAGTTGTATTCTGGTTTACCAGATGAACGCCAATTAGATTCCGATGAATCTAAATAAATTTCCATTGAATGTTCATCAATACACTGACGAGGAACTGCTTCCCCATCAGGTACAACAAATGATTGTATTAAAACAACAGGCTTTCCTTCTGCATATGAATGAAAGCCCTTTGTACAATTAGGAGCTATACATGTAAATTCTTCTAATCGCTTTTGATTCAAGCAACTTGTTTTATCTGCAAGATCTTGCATACTACCGCTACTGCCAATTATGCATCGCGGTGCATTTGGATGCACGGGTCCATCTCCAATTGTAGTTAAGCCACTTGATGTACAACCCTTTTCTCCTGATACCTCATTTACATAGAAATTAGGCATAGATGGCGGGCAATATGCAATTGCCATCTTGCTTTGTAATTGCTCTAAAATTGCTGCACATGATGGATATTTTGATGTCGGTTGTGAAAGAGTGCATACAATTTTACCGATGCATTTGCGATTCTCTACCTTGCCTTCACAGCACATAGAATCGCCGCGTTTATTTACATAATATTTAGAACCGGGTGGGCAATATGTGGATGTTTTCTGAATAGGAGTTTGGTTCACTTCTGGTATTGCAAGGACTTCAGGATTTAAGGGTGCAGGTGGCGCAGATACAAAACCCTCTGCAAACCAATGTCGGAGATTCACATAGAGTGCTATAATTCCTATTAGGAAGAGAAGCATTGATATTATCCATGGAAGGGGGGTTGACGTATCTGCCATCTAATTGGCAGATAGAAGGAGATTATGTTCATGGTGGAGACGCAGATGTTGACCCAGATGTTGCCGCAGATGTTGACCCAGATGTTGCCGCAGATGTGCTAATCTGCGGTTGCTGAGTTGCAGATGCAGGTACCGCAGATCTGCCATTTGCAAATTGATTCTGCGTCTGCGTCTGCGTCTGCGGTTGCTGAGTTGCAGATGCTGCTAATGCTGCTGCAGTTGCAGCAGCGGCTATTGCATTCTCTGTTGTATGGAATCGCTGACCAATTGCATAATAAATTATAGCAACTATTATAACAGTCAGTACTACTGCAATAATATCTGCAAACTTAAACATGAAATCACGCACACCATTACTGCCATAATTCGGCAGAGCCTCCTTGAGCGCAGCCTGCTCTGCAATTTCATCTGCGGCTAATTGATCTGTTAAGGTCGCACGAGCTCCTGTCGCAGGGTCTACAAGAACAAGCCCTCCAGATATATCTTTAACTTTGTTGAGCGGTATACATTTATATTGATCAGTTGTTCGCAGATTTTCTGTACCAGGACGAATAGGACCTTTCGCTGGTTCAATTAGCGAGTCATAGAATGTAAAGCGCTTACTAAATTTATCGTCACCTACACTAATAGTTCCTGCATAACAATACCCTTCTGTTGACCATTGAGATACTTCTAATAGACCCCCATTTCCAGCAGTCCTCCTAAAAGCAGTTGCAGCATAATTTCGCAGAGGAGCTGGCAGACGCAGAGGAGGAACCGCAGTAAACTTGGCAAGAGTTGTTGGCTTGATAACATACCCACCAAAAAGTAATACTCGCAGATTGAGAGATGCAGAGTCTTTTAGCTCAATGCATGTACTATATCCTACACGTAACCCTTGATAATTTAGAAATACCCCTAATGAGGATGCAGATTGTGAAACTGTTTGACTCATCATATCCAAGAAATATGCATCAATATCTATATGATACTGTGCACCATTTGTAGCAGTAGCTTGATTAAAAATTGGGATTAATATTACAAGAACATTTTCACCTGCATAATTCTCCTGTTGCTTTGTAAAACAGAGTGATAAGCCAATTGTTGGCTGACCTGTCATTGGCTGTGAACCTTCCATTGTTGGAATTAGTAATGCATTATTCCGTGCATCATATATTTGTGCAGTTTGAAGTAAATAGGGTGTTCCATTAAAAATAAAAGTATCTTGCCCTGCAACTTCGTCTATATATCCTGTTTGTGGGTCATATGTACGAGGGATAGACCGTGTACTAAGTGCTGTTTTAAATGTTGCTTTTACAATACTTGTATCGGGTATAATTGCTCGATTTATCTGACCTTGTACAATTATAGGGAATCCAGAATTCCCAGTAGCTGAACAAAGACTCATTATCTAAATGATTCCAGGGATATATTTGGGACCATCCATACGATATATATGCACCTTGGATTCGCTACCAGTTGCAAAATTTTTGACCGCTTCACCGTCCATTAATTCTTCACAACCAGTATCATCCATACAATCACGTTTCTTATAGCTAACCGGAATAGGGACAGGATTGTATGTATCGGTGCGTGTGTAATAGTTCCAACGATCTGTGGATGTTGCTGTGCGACGACCATATAATGGTAATACTTGACCATCCGGGGTTGTCATAACACCTACACTTTGAAAACGCTCGGGTAGACCTTGTGTAGGAATATTAATAGGAATGGATGCGATTCCGCCACGTGGAGGAAATTCAGGACCTGCATTCCAATCACGTAATGGCTGAGGAGCACGATCATAACGACTATCACCGCCAGCTTGAATATTTAAAATTGGTGATGGCTGATGGTGCTGTGGCTTATGAACAACTACCTCCCTAATTGCTTGTCCAGCTACTCCGCCGCCGTTATTTGTTGCAATTACATATATTAATAAACCTATTATAATAGCAGCTAAACCAAAGAAAATCATATTATTTGTAATATAAAAACGAGATGACGAAGAATCAAAAGAGGAGTTGCTGCTATTACGAGGAGTAGCCGCTCCGCCTTGGAAACCGCCACCGCGCATTTTTAGTTTCAGTTTCTTGTTTGCCATTCTAGTTTTAGACATTATATTCAGTTTCAATGAAGCTAAATATCATATCTAATTGCCTACTTATAATTAATTAGTCTTTCCAAACATATTTGTAAAGGATGCTAATAGATTTTGACCGTCGGAGAGCATAGGCTTCATTGTGGAAAGCATGCCCATGAGGGATTTTTGAGTATCAAGTAACTTGCGAGTATCTTCAGTTAGAGAGCTGATTTGATTAGGGTTTAGTGCTCCAAGTGCACGCATAATTGTTGTACCTGCATCAATATGGGGACCACCTTTGCTTTCAGAAGGGAGTTCGCCTAGCTTGAACATACCAGGTACTTGTTGAGGTTGCTCCTCAAATGTTTCTATATTATTACGGAAACCGCTCATTTGTCCGCCTGTAGTTACACCCATGCCTGTAGTTGCACCCATACCTGTGGTTGCTCCTGTAGTTGCCCCTGTAGTTGCACCCATACCTGTAGTTGCACCCATACCTGTAGTTGCTCCTGTGGTTGCTCCTGTAGTTGCCCCTGTGGTTGCCCCTGTGGTTGCCCCTGTGGTTGCTCCTGTGGTTGCCCCTGTGGTTGCTCCTGTGGTTGCACCCATACCTGCAGTTGCACCCATACCTGTTGTCGCTGTTTGAAGTGTAGAAGGGGCTGTTAGATTTGCAGCAGCTGCTAAAGAGCCAGTACCAGATGGAATTTGAGAGTAAGTATTAGATGTTTGCGCAGTTGTATTAACAGGAGCTGAAGCACTAAGATTTCCTAGATTTGAACTACCTCCAGGAAGAATAGGTCCAGTCGCTGAGGGCGGTGATTGGCTATATGTTATTGTAGGAACTTGCTGCTGTACTATGTTACTTAATACGGCTTGTGCTGGACTGCCTTGGTCAGCCTTAAATGAAACCTGTGGAATTGGAGCATTTTGACCAGTCTGACCAACTTGTTGTGTAGATGTTGTACCACTTGTTTGTAAAACACCTTGCCCAGTAACATTTGTTGTGCCTACTGTAGGAGACAACGGTGGTTGATTACCTACACCTGTACCACCTGCGGTAGCCCCAGTAGTTCCAGAGGTTGTTGCAGATAAATTTGCAACTGATGCAGTCTGAAACCCCTCTAATAGCTGAGGAGATAGCCCACGAAATCCTTCAATAGCCTTCTCATTGTTTTGCATCCTATGAATACGCTCATGTGTACGCTGCGCAGAATGAATTGGCTGTTCAATTACGGGTGCATCATAATCTGCATACTTCTCAATCCATTTTGCTTGAATGGAAGGTAGTATAAATTTAATAATTACACCAGCGATTACAATAGAAGCAACTGCGATCTCAATGCTGCTATCCATGCTGTATGAAATCAGACCTACAGAAAAGGCTCCTAATAGACCAATTATGCCAAGATTCTTAGAACTCCATAGTAAAAAGGCTACAAATACCGATATGGCAAATGTATATACTGCAACATTTGCCTTCATCTCTTAATTGCTATTAGAATAGAAGTTTATCTTATGCTGCAACAAGCGGCACTAATACACGATGTAATACCCAAAAAAAGATACCTGCACCTATAGACTTTAGTCCAAGACCAAGTGTAGTTAAATCACCACCAACTCGTAAGAGTCGGGGGAAATATAAGCCAATTAGTGTATTTACAACAGGTAAGCTAACAACAAATACAATAATAGCAACAAAGAGAGGTGTTTTCATTTCACGAAATAGCGAGGCTTTAGAAGATGCTAACCAGCTTTCCTGTTCAAATACAGGTGGTGGCTGTGGAGCCATAACCGGAGAATTATAAGGAGCACCATGCATACCAGGTGGACCAAACATTCCTTGATTTGGCATTAAAGAGGCAAAATCTCCAGCATTTGGATGTTGATTACCAATTATATGTGCAGTAGCTGATTCAGGGTCCATAACATGCCCTACAAGTGTATTGGGGTTCGGGCTATTCATTGCAGGCATTGCACGGGCACTTGGAGCCGGAGGTGGACCACCAGCATTCATCATTGGATTTCCTTGGGAAATATTCATATCTGCCATGATTTTTTGTACAAGATCTCCATCATTATCAAGTGGTTGTTTGGAATCTAAATCACTTAATAGTGTACCAGCGCTGGACATTTTTCTTGTAAAATAGAAATCATTAACGTGTTGCAAACACAGTCTTAAATGATTCTATAATTGTTCCTGTACATTCAGTTGTTTCTTCTGTAAATTTATAGCATTTGTCTTTCAGTTTATAAACATTTCCTTGTATTTCAGATACAGGCGGGGCTTTTAGGGCAACACAATTGTCTCCTTTGCAATCACCTCCTGCAAGAATAACAATTATACCTACCCCGATAACAAAGCTAAATAAATAGCCAAATTTGGGACTTTTTATATAATCTAGCAACATTCTTACTAAAGATTTGCATTATTTTAGTCAAACTCCATAATAGATGATATTTAATCCATTTGTGTTTTTAGCAGGTATTATTGCAGGTATTTTCCTTATCTGCACAATGCGTCTAAAAGCAAAAGAGGTTATTCGCTATCCTAACCCGGAAAATACAGAAAATACTATTTATCGTGATAAAAATGGAGTCTGCTTTAAATTTAAATCTGAAGAAGTTTCTTGTGATGATAATAAAGATGCACTTAAAGAATTCCCATTAGCCAATTAGGCAAATCCAACGCGTTTTTTGGCTGCATTTATAATAGCCCCCTTACGTGCAACTTCAAGTCGTTCTTTGTAATCACCGCCAGAAATAACGGAGCTACGAATCTCTTCTGTTCCAGCACCGCCCGCAACAACATCCGTATCTGCACGTTCCTCTTCACGTAAACGAGAGCGAATCTCCATAAGAACGCGCCCATATAAATTACCACCTTTCCAGGACATGGGATTTACTGCGGTCGGGTCAGTTAGGGAGATGCCTGTGCCATCTTGACGTTCACGTGTATCGCAAAGACCGAGGACCGCGCCACCAGTTGCTAATAGTTTATTTCTCAACTCAGCATGTTGTTTGAACTTTGCATACGTTGCTTTAGTTAATACATCTTCACGAATGCGTCCTTCCCATTCATGTGGCTGTATCTGCATCATACCACCCGTCTGCGAAGAGGGTTTCATCATAATACCACTCGCCATTGTGCGCATAGAACGAGGTGCACGAGTTTTCATAATACGTGTTCGCAGCTCATCATCCAAAAAGAGTCGTGCTTTTTCAGAAGCAAGTGCTTGCTCAATTGTGAAATATTTTACACCATTCATTACAAATTCAACAGGATAAAATGTGCTTAAGAAACCATATTCATTCTCCTCAGGCTGACCAAATAATACAACCTTCAAGTCCTCGCCTAATTGTTTGGTAAACTCTTTCATTGCTGCACCTATTTTTTCTGATACTTTCTTACCACCACCTTCCTGTTCCGCCTCTACTGGAGCTTCTGGCATTATCTCTTCCGCCGGCTCTACATATAATTTATCTAATGGATATACTGAACGCCGCATTAATGTAATAACTTCATCTCCAAATGTCTTTTCTTTATCAAACATTTGATTAAGCAATATACTTGTTATTTTAACACGGTCTTTTACATATATTTCGCGAATAGGATACATTGTAGAATGACGCTGCTCATCTAATTGTGCAACCTCTGCATTTGCATTTAATATATCCATTTTTGATACAGTATCATCTCCTTGTGCATGACGCCCGTGTAGCTCACGTAAATTAGTTAAAGCGGTTTCATATTGTTCCTCTAATGCACGTACTTCATCAATGCGTGTAGCATCTAATTGCTCACGCGTTTCAGCTTTTACAGGAATATAGGGCGGAATAGTGTATGTTCGTTTAATTGCACCTGGTGCAGCAGATACACTTGTTAATTTGCCGCGCTCTTTCTTTTCACCTTTTGCCCCCTTGACATATCCTTCACGAACAATTAGATTACCTTTAGGATCAAATGTATAAAATTCCGGCTCACGAGAACGTCCTTTAAAAAAGAGTTCTAATTCGGTTTCTGTTGGTATTTTTCCATCAGGAGCAATAACCGGAACTGCTGCTTGAATTGTTTTAACCGCAGTTGTTGCAGCTTTTGCAATACCGTCTGTTGCAGCCGCTAAACCATCTTTTCCAACTTTTCTAGCTTTTTCCAATAATGCTTCCATTTGCTACTGTTTTTATTATATTGTTTTTTTTCAGGCGCGTGGCGGTCTCAATTTATTATAAATATTACACGCAGAATGGAACAAGCAGTATCATTAAAAGGTCGATCTGCAATATTATATGGCTTTGCAGCCGGCTTTGGTATAATAATGGCAACCGCTGCCATTCTTATATCAAAGTTATCATTTATAATATTACCTATACTTGCATATATAATAGCCGTTATATTAAATATATTAAGTCAAAAATCAATTTGCCATAAAGCAAATGTATCACAGTCATTCAATTTAGCAATTATACAAGTTGCAGTTATAATGGTTATTTTTATTGCAGCAAATTACTTATCTTTTATGGGTACACCAATTATTGCACTATTTCCTAATAGCAATCCAGCGCTACAAAAGCAATTAATTGTTGGCTTTTATACATTTTGGGCTGGACTTTATGCACAAATAATATCCGGGGGCTTTTTACAAGCCTGTGCAACAAAATCTCAATGATGCTGCTTTTATTCAAAATCAGCCGCTTCGCCTTCTCCTCCTTCTAATTCTATTTCTGCTGGAGGTGCTTCACCTACATAAATATATTTAGGGAATCCTTTCTTTGTTCGCTCAGTATTTAATATATAATACCCAGGCATAACATCACGATCATGTGTATTTACAATATTCGTTGCGCGTTTAGAATTAACTGCTCCGCGACGACCTTTACGAGGATAGCCATCATCTAACTCAACTGGATGAGGACGACCTGATACAAATGAATCACTCACTAATAGCACACTCATATAGGATATAATTGCCCATAAAATAGCAGCCAACCAAAATGGCATCCATGTATAATCTTCTTCATTTCGCCCTATACCAAACTCTTTCCATGAACCGTCGGAACGAAACATTAAGGAAGGTTTTATATATAATACAATTGCAACACCTGCTAAATACAGGAGCCCGCTAAATACTAGCAGCTTCATCTAACGATATTCATAGAAAACTCTTGCTAATTATTTACACTGTTTATTGATTAATTATTAGATATATAATATAATAATATTATATTATACATTTATTATTGATATATATTTAATAATGGATTATTTGTACCATTGCCAGTTTACTGGCAATACAATTAGAAGTCATCTTCATTGATTTCATATCCATAACCCTCTTCTGCACCGCTACGACGTTGTCCTTGCTGCTCGTCGCCATATAACAATGCAAATTCTTCACCTGCTGGAATTACAAAATCTTCAATACCAGCCGCTTGTCGCTGTAATGCTTCAATTGCATATTGCTCAGAATCATATTTGTAAATTGCTTGGCTACCACCAACCGCATAACTGCCAATACGCAGTGTCTTATTTATCATTTCCACCTCCTTTTCATTATCACTCATTTGACTGATACGAGAAATGATACCATCGGTTTCTTTTTCTGCACGAATACGAAGCTCTGTCTTAATTTCTTCAGGAGAAAGCCCAATGTATTCAAATTTATATTGTGCAAATGTTTTCTTAATAAGTTCAATATTAATTTTAGCAGATAGGTCAATTTCACCAGAATCATCTGCGGCTTCTTTGATTGGATCTGGTACTTCATTAGGATTTAGGAAATCTGCAAGTGGCTTGAAAAACATAACTTGTGCAATATACATCAGCACATAATTGCCACCTGGGAAATTACGAGGATTCACTGTTTTTAGAAGAGAACATGCTTCTGCAATTTGTGCCACAAAATAATTCAGCTTTGCAATTGCAAATACATTTGCTTCATCTAAATAATTCTCTAATAGCTGCTTGCGAATAATTTCACTTGGTTGTAATATATGTGTCTTTATTTTATCAACATGGTCTGTATGTAAATTATAGGATGTCTGTATAAAAAGATTTGCATCTGCAGGTACGCCATTATTTATACGCTGGAAAGGGAGTATAAAATATGTTGTAATTGATTCTAAGAATGTATTTAAATCAAAACTTCCATCACCAGAATCAGTTGTAGTATACATTTTAGATATAAAAAATTCAGTTGATTGCTGTTTGATACGACGGCGTATTTCTTTTACAGAAATATCAAGCATTTGTGAAAGCATATCTAAATGCTGTGCATAATCGGATTTATCTGCATCTAGTCCAAGACCACTAATTTTATCTAAAAAGGTTTGTAATATAAGCTGCCATTCAGCAACGGGTGGATAATCTGGCTCTGCAAGTTTTGATAGACGGTCAAGATTTGATTTTACATCAGGTAAGTCATATGGATCAACTTGTGTTGCTAAATGGGAGGCATTTAGAAGTTGTTGGAATGATTCTTCATTGATTTCAATGCCTTGCTTTGTAAATAGTTCATTTGCTTCACGCTCTGCTGCTGCAATCTTATCATCGCGTTCTTGGCGAGCCTTTTTCTCATCACCTTTTGACAGACCTGTTTGCTCAATGTAATCTTTCACTAATAGCAGACTAGCCGGCATTTGGAACCCACAATGCGCACATTTATGTGTAAAACCGAATTCATGTATGCGACCAATATTTGGTCCACTTGCACATAATTGTAAGAAAACACGATAATAAATACTGGGCGATGCATCCACTAATAGTGAAGCCATTGGGCGAGGAGTAAAATGGACAGTTATGCGACTTCCTTTGCGACCAGCCTGTAAAATACGTGGCGGTAGCGCTGGTAAATCTCCTTTACCATTCCAAAATGCACGCGGATCTGAAAGTGGTGCAGGGCAACAAATTGTTTCTGCAAATGGAGACCCTTGATATAGCTTAGCAGTTTCACGTGCAAATTTATGTGCAGTCTTAATATATAAATTGGCTAATAGACGCGGGTCTTTCACTGCTTCTGCAATAACTGGCTCAGCGGCTGCATCCTCTTTTTTTAGAATAATTTGCTCTGGCATGAAACTTGTAGGAATTTGGTCTTTTGCAATATCACCAGTATCCTTATTTGCACCATATGTATCTCTCAAATATTGATTCTTTAATGCAATAGAATGTTGCACAGTTGCATCAATTACAATATTATCTGTTATAATTTTAGTAATTAAATTAGAAATCTGTTCAATGCGCGCTTTATCGGATGGAATTGATTGCCAACCTGTAAGCTCCCATGCAGATAATTTAGATGGTGCTTCTAATTCACATACATAATCTGCGCGACCACCTTTGCGAATTGCAGATACAGCGCATGCGAGGTAATTAATACCGATGCGATTTTCTATATCTCCACTTAGCGGGTATCCACTAAATCCAGCAGGTGCACAGCCAGGTATAAAATAACGAGGAATATAAATTGGAATTGCTGTTTGTATCTCTAATAGTACATATGCAGCAGCGCCAGTAATTAGAAGACGGCTACAGCGTACATCATATTCAGGATATTTAGCAGCTTCAGCTGGTTTTGTTTCACGTAGTTTTGAAAGTTTCTTTGTATATTTTTTACGATTATCTTTTGTAGCAAGCATACGTTGCACACCTTCCACAATACGTATATATGCTTCGCGTTTAGGGAAAATACCAACTTTCTCTGCAATTAGGCGCGCGATTTCATATATTTCAGTTTGTGTGCGGCTTGTAAATGTAAGTGGTTCTTCTTCTTTGGAAGCAATTGGATCCATTAGTGCTTGTTCTAATTGTTCCTGGCGAGCAGCATCTTTGTCTACTAATACAGCGCGCCCAGACATGGGGCGTCCTTCATCATCGTATTCGAGATTTTTGTCAAAATCGAGCTCGGCGATTGGCTGACAGCAGTTGCGGCATTGATAATGACCGCCTACAAGTGGTCCATTAAAACGCATATAAATTTCTTTTAGGAGTGGTTCACGTTCACGTGGACTCATGAATTGCTTCATCTGTAATAGCTCATGTACGCAGAGTAAATGCTGATTGCATTTTGCACATTCGATCCAGTTTTCATCACGACGACCTTGGAATTTTGCAACAAAGTTTATGAGATTGGTCATGCGTTGATTATCATCTTGTGTTCTGCGAATATCACGTAATAGAGTAACATGTGCACAAGGATTGGGCGTCGGTTTTTGACCCTTGTTCAATTCATGATGCTTTTTGCGAATCTCAGTTTCAATATTTTTGGCAAAATTTACACGAGTAGCATATAATTCTTCCTTTGCATATATATGAGGAACATCGCCAACTGCAGCAGTAAAGAAATCAGGATATTCATTTAATAGTGCAATAACTTGACCTATATCACTATTTGTATAGTTCTGCATCTTATTTTTGAATTCCTCTATTACACGAAGCAGTAAAGGTGCAGTACGAGCAGCTTCGATAACACTGATAACCTCTTCATTTGCACCAATTTCTAATGGCGCACCTACCAGCCTGTCCACGACTTGCGCTTTGCCAGCATCATTATGTTCCTTAAGTGCTTTACGCAGGCTGCTAATATATTTAATAAGAGCATTTTGTGTTTGTGCCATCTTTTTGATAAATATTGTACGAACTTCAGGATTGAGTTCAAAGCGATGTAGACCAAACTGACGTAATATAAAATCAAAGGAGCCCATGCCAAGACCGCTAAAAGAAATACCGTCAAAATAATCTGCTAATGAAATATTTCCATATGATTTACCAGCTGTATTAAGTGCAAAAATTGTATTGGATGTTGGTGTATCTGTTATACCATCATAAAAACGAATAAGTTGTTCAAGTGTCATAATTGCACGCTGTGCATATTCAACATCTCGTGCTAATAGACCAGACCTGCTATTACCAATATAAGGAGTTGCACCAAGTGGAAATATTACAAAGTTGTTAATAGGAGCCGCTTCACCTCCACGTAAAATGATATTTTTCTTTTTATCATCGCTGCGATAAATGGGACCAAGTGCACGACCAACTGACATTCCAATGCGTTTTACATTCATAGTTGCGTCATCATGTTTTAATTTTTTAGAGCGCCCCATTGTAGTTTTCTCTTCAATAGGATCAACACTAATTGCACGAATATAATTATCTCCTTTATGAACAGCTGCACTATCATCTTGTTCATCCTCTTCTAGCATATCAATATCAGGCACCTCTTTACGGAAAAATTCACTGTCCTGTTTTGCATACCAGTAATTTTCTGTCTGATAAGCTGCATCCCATGGGCGCATTACATGCTCATGAAAGCTTTGTAGCCATGGCCAGAATGAAACAACGCGCTCATCCGTTGATGTATCACGCCCTGATTTTTGAATATTAGTTTGCTCCTTCATATATTGCAGATAATCCTCATATTCACGGAATTTTACGGAATTATTATATTGTGGCATATTAAATACAACGCTTCCATCTGAATCTGGTGGACGATTTAACACATAGAAATGCTGAACAACATCTAATACAGGACGACCAAGTGGTACATCTGTAATTTGGAACAATTGTGTAAGAGTATCTACAGATGTAGGTTTCTGTTCAATATATGCTCCATCTTGGCTATATTCTAATAGTTCATTACGCAGTGCAAAAAACATCTCGGTTTGTGTACGCAAACGACGCAGATAATAGCCACTCTTTTTGTGTGCATCTGGCAGATCTTTCATTAGATCAGTTAGCAGATCTGCTTTTTGGATTGAATCTGAATATATTTGCTCATTCGATGGAATTAATTCGATATCAACTATTAGAGGCATCTTAACAGTACCAATAATTACAAAGTCTATTTCATCTTCATCTGCATCTGCAGATTCGGCTAACTCTTCCTCATCCTCCAACTCTGCAACCGACTTGGCTTCATCTGCGTCTGCAGCCCCAACATCTGCGTTTGCAGACGCAGACTCTGCGTCTCCTTGTTCCTCTAATGGCTTTTCTGCAGTAGCTATTACACGGAAAGGCTGATCACGAGGTATACCCTTAAAATTAAACCCAAGTGTATATTCCTTTTCCTCCTTATCAGTATATGTAATTGTATCGGTTTCAGGATTTACTGATGTAATTATATATGCAGAATCTTGATCAATTAAACCATCTGGCTTAAATGTATACATAATTTGTCCAGCCATCATGTTTTGTTGTTCCACAAAGGAAGGTACTGTATGTTTACCATTCTCTGCTATATGCCATTCATCTACAGTTTCAGGATCAAGGTTCCCAGTATCATCTAAGGGAAAATCACGCAACACATTGGAACCATTAGATTCTTTAATAGAAACTAAATCATCGTCTCTATAATAAACACGTCCTTGAATTTTTCCAATATTTTTTGTAGTAATCACAACTTCATCGCCTAATTCGATGACTTGTTTTGCTGGGTCTAACTCTTCTTCATTTGGACGTTTGGCTATTTGAATGCTTCCCTCTGCAGCCGCAGAGTCTGCATCATGCTGTTCTTCCGGAAGCACATCCATCTAACTACTTATTACAGCAAACAAGTGTAATAAACTATCCGCTCAGGCGGCTTGCTAGCCTAAGCGGTTGTTGCATCTTCAACATAGATTGTTGTATTTTACAAAAATGAGTTTCATTCTCAGTGTTTTTAAAAATCTGCGAACCACATATTCATCATGGGATTCCCTAAAAGCCCATTTTACAAGCCAGGGACTGCAAATTAAAGAGGAAACCGACTCCAATTTTGCAATTGTATATTATCGCCATGGGTCGGATGTATCAGAAGATACAAAATGGTTCCGTAGTGTTGTATGGGATAAAGTCTCACACATTCCTGTGAGTATTTCTACAGCACGTGCTGCTGCAGATGATGCACTTATGTGGTCAACTGATAAATTTGAAGGGAATACAATTACAGAATATTTGGATGGAGTAACACTGAACCTGTTTCGTGGCGGCGGCAACAGCAGCGATGTAATTGTTTCTTCTAGAACACGCCTTGGCGCAGGTGTTGGATTTTATAATAAGACATCATTTCAACAAATGCTAGCCGACGCAGTTAAAGAGGCTGGATTTGATTCAGTATCTGAATTTTATGAGAAACATACTACAGAATCGACAGCATTCCTAACTGTTCTTGTTCAGCACCCAGAGCATCGTATTGTAGAGAAAGTAGATAAAGCACGTGTATATATTCTTCAACGCGGATCTATTAAAGATGATGGGGATGCTGTAATTGAGCTATATCCATCCAATGAACTGATGCCTAAAAAATATGAGGCGGCGAGTAGTCCAGCTATTAGTGAATGGTTCGAATCACTCGTAAATGCAAATACATGGAGTTGGCGCGGTGTGTGTATTAGTAATGGACATGGAAATCGTTGGCGTATTCATTCAACAGTGTATAAGATGATTCGGTCACTGCGTGGAAATACGAGCCGAGCAGATGAACGTTTCTTTACTCTTCGTGCTGCAGGTATGGTAAAAACATATCTGCAGTACTATCCTGAAGAGTCGAATCTATTCTGGAAATATGAGAAATGGACGAGAGCTGCAACAAAGCTTCTGTATGGCTATTATGTTGCGGTGTACAAGTCGCATGAGCTGACACTTGATGGAGTAGATGCACGCTGGCATACACATCTTGGAGCAATTCATCATATGTATATGGGGCAGCTGAAGCCATCTGGTAATGGTGTCCATATGAGCCATGTTGTGGCATATATGAATGCACTCCCTACTCCTCGCCTTCTATTTCTAATGAATCTTGATAAACGCAATAAGGCAGGTGCATCAGTGTAAGCGACCAGACCTCCCCCCTTCTGAAAAATACTTAAAACTTTGTGATAGTATACAGTTAGACTGGATACCATGGCAAAAGTAGCACCCGCAATTGGCATTGACCTTGGCACCACTTACAGCTGTGTGGCTGTATGGCAAAATAATCATGTAGAAGTTATTGCGAATGACCAGGGTAACCGTACAACTCCCTCCTATGTATCTTTTACCGAGGAAGAGAGGCTAATTGGTGATGCAGCGAAAGCACTTGCTTCCACAAATCCAACCAATACTGTGTTTGATGCAAAGCGTCTAATTGGACGCCGTTTTAATGACCCTGTAATTGCTGCAGATATGAAGCATTGGCCATTCAAAGTACGTGATGCTGGTAATGGCAAGCCTATAATTTCTGTTCAGCATAAGGGTGAAGAGAAGACATATCTTCCTGAGGAGATTTCTGCAATGGTTCTTACAAAGATGAAGCTTACTGCAGAGGCTTATCTTGGTGGAACTGTTCGTGATGCAGTTATCACTGTACCAGCGTATTTCAATGATGCACAGCGTCAGGCTACAAAGGATGCAGGAGCAATTGCGGGTCTCAATGTTCTTCGTATTATCAATGAACCAACTGCAGCTGCTGTTGCATATGGTCTAGATTCAGCGAAGGGATCTGGCGAGAAGAATATCCTTATTTTTGATTGTGGCGGTGGTACACATGATCTCAGCATTCTCTCTATTGACGATGGTGTATTTGAGGTCAAGGCTACTGGCGGGGATACCCATCTAGGTGGCAGTGATTTTGACCAAGCAATTGTAGACTGGGTTTCTACAGAATTCAAGCGTCGTACAAAACTAGATATTACAACAAGCCCTCGTGCAATTCAGCGTGTACGTGTGGCTGCAGAAAGAGCCAAGCGTACTCTAAGCGCTGCGACTACATCTCAGCTGGAGATTGATTCTCTAATGGATGGACAGGATCTCAGCCTAACACTTACACGGGCAAAGTTTGAAGCAATTTGCGATGAGCAGTTCCGTCGTTGCATGAAGCCGCTTGACCAAGTCCTAAAAGATGCCAAGCTCTCCAAAGATCAGATTCATGAAATTATCATGGTGGGTGGTAGCACTCGTATTCCTAAAATCCGCCAAATGGTAACCGATTATTTTAATGGTAAGAAGCTCAACGATAGTGTACATCCTGATGAAGCGGTTGCATATGGTGCAGCTGTCCAAGCTCACATCCTAACTGCTGGTCAAAATGTCCAAGATCGTACAAGCGACCTTATCCTTCTTGATGTAGCTCCTCTCAGCCTTGGCATTGAAACATCTGGTGGAATTATGACAACACTTATCAAGCGCAATACAACAATTCCTACTAAAAAGACACAGACATTCTCTACTTACTCTGATAACCAGGTAGCATGTGATATTCGTATTTTTGAGGGTGAACGTCAGTTTACAAAGGACTGCAATCTCCTTGGTCAGTTCCGTCTGGAAGGTCTTCCACCTATGCCCCGAGGCGTGCCACAGATCGAGGTGACGTATGACATTGATGCAAATGGCATCCTAAATGTCAGTGCTGCTGAGAAATCTACTGGTAAAAGCCACAAGATTACTATTACAAATGATAAGGCTCGCCTCAGTAAGGAGGATATTGAGCGTATGGTGCGTGAAGCTGCAGATGCAGAAGCGGATGATAAGGCTCGTCTAGCAAAGGTGGAGGCGCGTAATGAGATGGAAGCATACCTGTACAATGCTCGTAATTCTTTCCGAGATGATACTGTGAAGTCTAAGCTTGGTGAATCTGCTGTGGAAGATGCGGAGAAGATTGTTAAGGAGGGTCTTGATTGGCTGGAGGAACATCCGGCGGAGGAAGCTGAGACCTATAAGGAGGAGCTGAAGAAGCATGAGGAGCGCATTCGTCCATTCCTAATGCGTCTATATGC